GGAAATAGATGCGATAGAGGACCCTGCGCTTCGCGCTATGGTTAGCTCGCTTATGTACCCCAGCTCCGATATGCGTGACTTCGGCAAGGTGTGGAAGGCGCTCTACGAAGAGGCGACCGCTGGTGATGATGGCTTCGCTAAGCCGAGCATCCTATCGCAGGCCATTTGTAGAGACGGGCACGAGCTGTTTATGGCACTGATGCCCGACCGACCTGACGGGAATGCCAAGGAGCGCCCCACGGTGGCGACCACACTAAACGCAATAGCCCAATTCCGAAAGATGATGGAAGAGGCCAAGGCATCCACCTTCCTACGAGGCAATCGAGCCATGGCGAGTCTGTCGTGGCTTGTCAAGACTGACAACTTTGCTAAGGTCGTGGCGGGATGCTATCGAGATAACCATGCCTCCAAGCCGTCATCGCCTCCCCCTGCATCCCAGAACTATTCAAACCATATGTGGGATGAAGTCAAAAAAGAGCAGGCGCAGGCCGAAGAGAGCGAGGAGATGAAGGCATACAAGGCTTCTGTGCTCAAGAGAGTACGAAGAGAAGGCGAACACCAAAAAAATCAACAGCAATGATTAACGAGCAACCACAGCCAAAAGAGGGTGCGCTTCCACTCGCCTCGGAGTTTGTGAGGAAGATCAAAGAGGAGCGGACGGCAGGCCTACCTCCACGATCAGTCTATGATGCATACCGAGGAATAAAACTTGACGATGCGCTGGACTATATCACAGAGCTTGGCAAGCTGAGGGAGGAGCGATTTTCGCTTGACAATGATACGCTGGCTCTCGGGTATGCAAAAGCGGTGTCTTGGCTACTCGCCCTGCCACACCCAGAGATAGACGACCCGATGAAGGGGTTGCTTGTGATGGGAGAGACAGGTACAGGTAAGACGCTTCTTGTGACTCTACTGCGAGATCTCAGCGAAATGCTTGGTGTGCAGCGACCATTCTACGACGGTGTGAATAGCCGACGAACTATGAAGCCCTTCCTGTGGAATGGTGAGACGCACGCCCTTTGGCACATGGCGGATCTTATGGACAGCACAGATGGCAGGTACACCGCCCTGGACTATCGGGTGCTTCACATAGGCGACCTCGGAAGTGAGCCTGCTACTTTCCAGCGCTATGGGAACAAGGCGAGTCTTGCGGACCTTATCAACCAGCGATCCGACTATGGGTATCGAGACGCACCGATCGTCGCTACCACAAACCTCCCATTGTCTGAACTTCAACGCTACGGAGACCGTGCTGTATCACGCCTTCGTGGCGACTGCATCGAGGTACGTCTCGTAGGAGTGCCAGACCACAGAATGAACAGAACGAAAACGAGTATTTAATCCCAACCTATGGACAACGAAATCAAAATTAAGGGAACAGTAGCCGTCCTCTGCCCACTCATGCAGGGGAGAAGTAAGTCAACGGGCAGCCTCTGGCAGTCGCAGGTATTCGTGCTTGATACAGGCGGACGCTTCCCAAGTAAAGTGCCGATTAAGCTCTTCGGTGAGACTATCGAGAAGTTCCCTCTGCGATTAGGGCAAGAGGTGACCGCCTATATCGACCTCGACGGACGCGAGTACAACGGAACTTGGTACCCAGAAGTCAAGGCGTGGAAGATCGAGTACTCCACAGGCGCTCCGCAGGCCTAACTCACGTAAGCTATGGGCAATCCAACTCAAAAGAAGCCACTCCTTATCGGGGTTGACCCAGATACAGAGGCTTCTGGGTGGGCGGTCGTCAATCTAAACGACCGCTCCGTGCACCTCGAGACGATACCATTCCTAAGAGTGCTTGACCTGCTCAATGAATGGCGTTGCGAAGAGGACGAGAGGTATCTCGACACAGAATACTCCTACCGCTTTGTCCTCGAGGACATCTGGAGCACCGCACACAACTGGCACGCATCACATCGAGATAACCACAGAGTTGTAGCCAAGAAAGGCTACCACCTTGGGCGGTGCGCTATGGTTGGCGAGCTTCTCCGAGATGCGATACAGGCAAAGGAGTTTCCGCTAATCTGCCAAAAGCCACTGCTCAAGCACTGGAGAGGACCAGAGGGAAAGATCACACACTCTGAAATACTCGGAGTATGCAGGCATCACAATCTGACCCTACCGAAGAGCAAGCAGGCCCGCACCAACCAAGAGGAGCGAGATGCACTACTCCTCGCTATCCACCACCTCGCAACACCTACCAAACTATTCGACAAATGACAATCACACTACTACTCTTACTCTTACTCTCTGCAGGCCTAATCGTGATGGGCTACTTCATCTGGACACTTCACTCACGCCTGCGACTTCTTGAACGGATGGACGCCACCCGCAAGCGAGAGGCACGAGATCTATCTAAGATGCAGGGTGAGGTAGAACACTACTTCTCCTTCGTCAGTGGCCAGCAACACAAGATCCTTGAAATTCTTGGCAATGCCAATGACTTAACGCTCAAGCTCGCAGAGAAGGTGCTGACCAAGGGTGAGTACCAAGCCCCAACGGCTAAGCCCGCCACGTTGGAGCGTGTGCCACGCCCCTGGCGCACTAAGCCCGTGATGAGTGAGAGAGAAGAAGCGAAAGAATGAAAGTACTATCACTCTTTGACGGAATGAGCTGCGGGCAGATAGCCTTGAGAGAGCTTGGCGTGCCTATCGAGAGGTACTATGCCAGCGAGATAGACAAGCACGCTATCGCACAGACGCAGCTCAACTTCCCCGAGACTATCCAGCTCGGAGACGTAGAGAAGTGGCGAGAGTGGGACATTGAGTGGTCGGAGATAGACCTCCTCCTCGCTGGCTCTCCCTGCCAAGGCTTCTCGCTCGCTGGTAAAATGCTCGGTCACGATGACCCACGAAGCAGGCTGTATTGGGTGTTCCTTGACATCCTGCACCACGTGCAAAAGCTCAACCCCAACGCAAAGTACCTCCTTGAGAATGTGCGGATGCGTCCATCAGACGAGCTGAGGATAAACGAAAGCCTCGGCATTAGACCCGTTGTGATTAACTCCGCCCTTGTCTCCGCTCAGAACAGAGTGCGCTTATACTGGAGCAACATACGGACGAAGAGCGAAGGACTATGGAGTGAGTTGCTCACAGATATTCCCCAGCCTACCGACCGAGGGATCTACATCGGGGACATCCTCGACGATGAAGTAGACGAGAAATACTATATGCGCAATCTCTCTCTCAACGAGGATGCTCTTGAAAGCATTGCCACTGCGCAGGGCGGAAAGGCGTCAGACGTAGTCAAGCTCGACAAGAAGCTAAAGCCAAAGGCTAATCAAGACAAGGCCTCTTGCCTAACAGCTGGAGGGCATAGCGGAGGAAATCACTCCGATATGGACATCTTGTATATAGGCATCTTTCAACGTGGGCGTGGATACTTAAAGTCGAGAGTTATCCCCGACAAATCGCCAACATTGACCTCCAATAGTTGGAGCTTTAATAATATGGCATGTGCCATGCGTGGGCGAGGGGACAATAACGAGCAACAGATCGAACTTCGGAAGGATAACAAGAGCAACAGCCTGACGAGCGTCACGAAGGATAATCTGCTAATTACTCCTGGCACTTGGCGAACGCACAAGGATGGTCAGGGCTTCCGCCCGACAGCTGGAGGCAAAAGCCCGTGCATCCCCGCAAGAGCGAGGAACGACGGCAGCGGACAGCCCGTAGCTAAAATAGGCTATATGATCCGCCGCCTCACCCCCACCGAGTGCGCACGCTTGCAGACTATCCCCGACTGGTACAAGTGGTGCTGTTCCGACACCCAAGCCTACAAGATGCTCGGCAACGGGTGGACGGTTGAGGTGGTCAAACACATCTTATCTCACATCATCAAATAGCAACGACTATGACATACAGACTTTACAACGCAGATACGCTCAACCGCTACGCCAAGGACTTCCACCGACGTGCTGTGGCTAAAGGCTTTTGGAACGTGCCACACTCCGTCGGGCATTATCTAATGCTCGCTTACGGAGAACTTCACGAGGCTATCGAAGCCGACCGCATCGGGAAGTGGGCGAAGCTTGACTCCGACACGATAGACACGCTTCATCG